GAATACACGATTTACTCAAAGATTAAACAAACCATCATAAATAGTTAGCAATGTATCACTCACAGGTAGGGCAGGACGAGTTCGTTGACAATTTTCTTGGCGGAAAGCGCAATGGCCGCTATTTGGACATAGGAAGCCACAATGGGGTTGACCTTTCAAATAGCTATTTCTTTGAAACTCAAAGAGGTTGGACGGGCGTTTTGATTGAGCCTATGGAGGAGGAATACGCTAAATTGGTAGCCAATCGCAGCGACAAGAATGACTTTTTTAATGTGGCGGTTTCCAATTACTTTGGGACGGCTCAATTCACCAAGATATTGGGTGGATATCACGGCTTGAATATGATTTCGGGGCTAAAGCAAAGCTTACACGAAAAGCATCTTGACAGGATTCATAGGGAAGCCAATGAGTCAAATGCCCAAGTCGTAGATGTCACCGTGTCTGTCAGGACGGTCCAAGACATATTGGACGAATGCGAACTTTATCAATTTGACTTTTGCTCCCTTGACACGGAGGGTTCAGAGTACGAGGTCCTTCAAGGCATTGATTTTAGCAAAACCGAAATAAGCATTTTCTTGATAGAAAACAACGGCTATGAATCAAGGGAGAAGATTGAGTCTTTCTTGAGCAGGAAGGGCTATCGCTTCCACAAAAGCCTTGGGCATGACGATGTTTACACCTTGATTCATTAATTCGCTGGCGTTTATTGGCATTCGCAAATCCCGAATTATACCTTAATTTTGAGGACAAAACCATTCCCAATGTGCAAATGCAGAGGCGGTAAAAAGCGATAGCCATGACAACAGAGGAAATTCTCCCCCTGTTAGACAAAATCATAACGGAGTACAAGAAGTACGAGGTTAAGAAAAAGTCTGACAAGTTTTACATCCCCGATTTCTACCCGACCTATCAGTCTTGCGTGGAGATGGAGATGAGGCTTCGGATTCACTCCGATTACGATGCCTTCCCCGAAAAGTTGTTCCGGGAGAAAGCCCCCAACGAACTCCCTCACGAGTTCAATTATCGGAAGAACATCTACAAGCCCATCACGGTGCCTTATTTCCATAAGGCCGTAAACATCGCTGGGCGAGTGTGGAACCGGCAGAATTACGAGGTTCGCTTTGAGGACGCTTCCCAAGAAAGGTATTTCAACGAGGACTATCCTCGCTTTGGCTCATTGGAGAACTATTTCCAACAGATTGTGAGCTTTATGACCTTGACCGACCCCAATGCGGTCTTGGCCATTATGCCTACCGACCTTCAATACTTTGAGGACGGCACCTTTAACGATACCATTGAAACCACGCCTGTGGCCCATTGCTTTCACTCCAAGCGAGTGTGGGGATGGAAGGAAGGCGAGTATGCCTTCCTAAAGGCCGATTACGGCTCCGAGGTTGAGCATGGCCGTACCAAGACGGATGATGGCTTGGTTTTCTACATCTTTGACAGGAACGAGATTCAGATAGCCAAGCAAATCGGCAAGAAGGGCGATTACGAGTTTGAGATTGGTCTCTACTATCGCCACAACTTAGGCTATTTGCCTTGCACAAGACTCGGAGGCATTTCGGTGCAGGAACATGGCGATTACTATTTCCAATCTTTCTACACCCCTGCCATCCCTGCCTTGGACCAAGCCGTGTGTGATTTCAGCACCTTGCAGATGTCCAAGTTCAGCCACGCTTTCTTGCAGAAGTGGGAATATGTGGATGAGTGCGATAAGTGCAATGGCTCTGGGCAGATTGAGGAGGCATTAGGCTTTGAGGAGAAGGTGGCCATTGCTTGTTCTAATTGCGGAGGCTCTGGCACGAAGCGGATGTTCGGGCCGATGTCGGTGTACCAGGTGCAGACCCCGAACCGCTTCACGACCGAGGTGGAGACCAAGGTGAACATTCCTCCTGCTGGGTTTATTGAGTTGGATCCGCAAATCCTTGACTTCCTAAACAAGCAAGTCATTACCAATATCCAGATGGCCTTTGAGTTGTTGTCCATTGATGTAATGAACAACGAGAAGATTTCGGGCCGTGAGACCGCCACCGGTAAGGCCATTGACCGTGAGGAGCTGTATTCCTTCCTGCTCCGCTTTGCCAACACCATCTTTGCCGATTACGAGTTCGCTATGGACACGATTGGGAGGATGCGTTATGGGGATGCCTGGAAGATGCCTGCGGTTCGCTATCCGCAGAACTTTGAGATGCGCACCGATGCGGAGTTGACCGCAGAGATTAAGTTGGCCCCGACCTTTTCCAAGGCGATGTTGGCCCAGCAATACCTTGACACTCGCTTCCCCATCCAGGAGGAGAAGAGTGCGATAATGAAGTTGAGCGTCCAGGTTGACCCCTTCTTCAATCTTGAAACGAGGGATGTCTTGGCGTTGGTTGCTTCGGGCATTGCCCCCAAGTGGAAGGCGATAATGCACTTTGAGTTGGAGTCCTTGATTAAGGAGGCTTTGTCGGAGAACGAGGAGTTCTTGACGCTGACCTTGGCCGAGCAGAAGGCGGTGTTGATAGAGATGGCCAAGAAGTTGGTGCCAGAGGATGAGGGTTCGTCCAGGATGACCCCCCAAAGCGTTATGAACGCACGGACGGCTATCCCTCCTGCACCGGCAGAGGACGAGGACGAAGAGGGCGAGGAGAACGAATCGTAATATGACTTTAGAGCAAATTCAGTCCAAGAAGCAGAAGAACTTGGACACGATTGGCGAGGAGTTTGGCAAGCAGGTGGAGGAGTCGCAGAACGAGGTTCTGCCCCTTATCATTGCCCTGCTCGCTTTATTCAGTTACGACAAGAACGGCAATATATCTTTTGACACGGCCAATTATGCTCGTGTCAATGCCTTTATGGATGGAGTGGATGGGGCCGTTGCCGGGAGCAAGTATTTTGATGCCTTGGTCTTCTTGATGGACAAGGTGGATGCCCAGGCCGAACTTACCAGAGAGATGTACCGCAAGATGGGCCTTGACCCCGATGCTATTTCGGGCATTGATTACGAGGCCCAAGCGACCTCTACGCTTGAGGACTTGACCAACTTTAAGTCGGGCTTTTCAACGGCCTTGAGGAACTTTATCCTTGCGTCTATTGCCTCTGGCTCTGACCGAACCGCTTTGGAGGAGGGCATTGCCCAAATCGTGAAAGGGGGTGCTGGAAAAAAGGGGTTGCTCTTTGACACGGCCACGCTTACGGCTGACACGATGTTTGCGGTCATTGACCGCTCCTTCACCTTTGCGATGGGCGAGGCTTTGGGCATTAAGAAATACTTGTACGCAGGAGGCTTAGTAAACGATTCTCGGCCATTTTGTGTGGCGAGGGATGGTAAGGTATTCACGAAGGAAGAAGTGCGCTCCTGGGGCAAATTAGGAGATTGGAAGGGCAAGATTGTCGGCACCGATGAATCCACCATTTTTATCTACTTGGGAGGCTATCGTTGCAGGCATTGGCTTGTCCCTCAAGTTTAGTTTGCCCATTATTGTTTATATTTGCGGTACAAACCTAAAACCTAAACCTTTAACCTTATGAACGAAAGAATTACAGGACGATGCGTCCCTGTTCTCCGTGCGGATGGAGAGCAGATTCTCGTGACCATTGCGGTTGCGAAAAACACCGAGTTTCTCAAAAAGTACGGTATGCGTATTCTTGACGAAACGCTACTCCACGCCACTCCCGAAACCTTCTCGGCCCCTATCCAGGAATTGCCTAAGCGCAGACCGATGTTGGTGGAGCAAGAGCCTGTGGCCGTTGTTTCAACGCAGGAGTTTATGGATCAAACCCCCGAAGTCCCTGCCGATGAAGAGGTGTTTGAGCAAGAGGTAGCGACCGAAGAGGAGCAGGCCGAGATTCCAACCGAAGAAACCACAACCACTAAAACCCGTAGAAAATGAGCATAGACTCCAAAGAGATGGCCAAATGGCTGTTTGACCAAGAGAAGGACTTTGAAAGCCTTGACCAATTCAAGGAAGAACTTGCCAAGAAATATGTCGCTCGTGAGGTGGCCGTTGATGACGAGGACATTCGCAACAAGGTAACGGGCAAGACGCTCGGAAGCCTTGAGACCAAGTTCAAGCGTGCCTTCAATCTCACCGAGGACGATGTGAAGGGCAAGAAGTTGTCGGATTTGTTTGAGGTTGCCCAGCAACGCATTCAAGCTCAAGTGGATGAGCTGAAAACTCAAGCCCAAAGCAGCGGCAAGGACGATGAGGCTTACAAGGCTCAACTCGCTGAACTGAAAAGGCAGAAGGGCGAGTACGAAACCTTGGCCGGGGAGTTGACGCAGAAGTTGGAGCAGAAGGAGGTGGAGTCGCAGAAGGCCATTGAGAATTACATTGTGAACCAAGAGGTTATGAAGATTAAGGCCAATGTGCCTTGGAGCGATTCGGTCAATTCCCTTGCGAAGAAAGGCTTTGACATAGAATTGAATGAAAAGTATATCTTTGCATTGTCGGATGGGAAGTTGACGGTGACGGATAAGCAGGGCAACCAAATCAAGAATGATAAGGGGACTGCGTATCTTTCGCCCGAAGAGTTGGTAAGGAGTGAGGCTGAGAAGGCTCAAATGCTCAAGAAAGCAGGAGATGCCGGTAAGCAAGACACGCCTCCAATTCGGACTTCTTCTTCCAGCAAGGAAGGTACTCGTGGTGAGCGTTTTCTTCACCCAAGGGCCATAAAGCATAGAGAAGAACTGAACGCACGATGATGTGTCAAGAGGGACAATAAGCCTCATGGTGCCTGGCTTGGCAAGAAATAGCCGACAAATCTTTATTTCATTTTAACAAAATGTCATACGCTTTTAATTCCTTCGTATCGTGTCCGAACATTCAGGAGCGGTTGGATGCAGGCTATTTCAATGCCGACCCAACGATGTTCCCCGGACACATCAATACCCTTCGTGCGGTCACAAGCCCCATGAACGAATCGGGTATTCTCCAAAACCAAATTGACACCAAGAACGGCCACTATCGCCAAGTTGAGGTTGTCTATCAGCCAAGGATGACTGACAGCACCACTTCAACCTCTGCGACTTTGAACTGTGCTGCGGGTCCTGAATTTGGTGAAACCTCACGGGTTTACAACATTGACCCCAACACCGGTGCATCTCGCCGTTGGTCTATCGGCCTGGACGATTTGGCTCCTCGTTGTGAAAATGACGAGTCCTACATCGCTCGGCAGTTGGCCATGCACATGCAGGCTATCAAGCGGTACATTAACCAGGAGGCCGTTACATTCATTGGCACAAACAATGGCTTGTACTCCTCTGACCCAGGTTCTACCGTGAACGTGGCTCGCACCCTGTTGACCACTCGGACCAAGGCTCAAAACGTATCTTACGTTTATGCCGATGACTTCATGTCCGATGTGATTTATCAGTATCAGTTGGCCGAGGCTTGGGACCGCCCCATCATCATCGGTGGTGAGCTTGTCCAGAAGTACATGACCGCATTGAAATCTCATTGCTGTGCAACGGTGAACGTTGACCTTCAGCAAATGATGAACTCCGATGCTCAGTCGTATTTCTTCTTTGAGCCTCGCATTGGTGCTGCCCAGGGCAACGCTAACGGCTTCGCATTCCTCGCCCCAGGCGGTGTGCAGATGATCCGTTACAACGCCTTCCGTGGTGCTGACGGCATCCGTGTAATTGATGACCAATCCATCAAGAAGGGTACGATTTCCGACCCCGAAACCGGCTTGGAATTTGATTACTATGCCCAGCTGGATTGTAACCAATGGAAGTTCTTCATGGGTCTTTCCTACAAGTTCGTGACGCTTCCTTCTGATGTGTTCTTCTTGAACGATCAGCTCCGTGGCGTGAACTACATCTTTGAAGGTACTGTGAACAACTAATCCTTCGGGTTGTATGCGACAAGAAGGGGGTGCGAAAGCATCCCCTTTTTTGTTTTACCTTTGTCTTATGAGTAATTGTTGGGATAATTTAATCGGCATTCGTGGGCTTTGTTCTGCGGATGCACCGCCCATTAGTGGCCTTTATATCAACGACCTAACGGGCATAAGCCTCCGTGACCTTGACGCTGGCGTGAACGAGGAGGACAAGACCGCCTATACGCTTATTGAGCGCAAGATTGACCAAGCGGCCAATATGCTGAAAGCGGAGTCTTTGGCTTATTTGCAGAGCCGTTGGAATTACACGACCTCTGCCTTCAATGGGGACTTAGGCTTCTATGGCGAGTCCGTTGAAGCGTTGCCTGCTGCTGCGGTTTGGAGGGGCATAGGAATGCGTTATCGCCAGGTTGATTACATCTCCGTCACCATTTCTTCTATCAGCCTGTTGCTCCCAAGTTCGGGCGTTGTGCCGGTGAGGGTCGTTGATTTGCGAACAGGAGCGACCTTGGACACCTTCAATGTCACTTCGGTGGCCAATGCGGTTACGAGGGTCGTGATTAACAAGACCTATCAATCCAACGGTCAGATGTTGAACCTGGCCGTCCTTTACAATGCGACCTCGGTGGCTTCCTTCCAAACAGGTTTGTACCCGACCTATGGATGCGGTGGATGTGGCAGGAATTATCGTTGGACGGAGAATATGTTGGAGAGAGCTATTGAGATACCAACGAGTGCGCCTTTGCTTGACTTGAACATAAGCGGAGGAGCCTTCACGGGAGGCTTGAGCGTTCAGTATCAGGTCGCTTGCAGCTTTGATTCGCTCTTGTGCGCCCATGTCACGCAACTCGGCTATCCTTTGCTTTACAAGGCAGGGATGTTGCTATTGAAGGAGATGGAGTTTTCTAAGAGGCTGAATGGCGTGATTGTCTTTAATCGGGACATGAACCAAGAGTTGTCCAACTATTACCAAGCCCAATACGACCAATATATGCAGCGATACTTTGAGCAGGCGAACCTGCCAGAGGACGGTTGTTTTTCGTGCAGGCAGAGGGTTAGGCAGGCTTCTCGCATACCTTAAAGAGGTGGACATTAAGGATTACATACAAAAACTTGAAACGCAGAAGTCTTCCCTTGGGAGGCACTTGGCTTCATCGCTTAACGAGGCGGCTCCGCAAACGCAAGAGCAAGAGGTTCTGCCGAGGATTTTTGAGAAGGGTCTGAAGCCCGATTTGGCCAAGATTGGGAACTATAAGAGCGACAAGTACAAGGCGGTCCGAAGGAAGGCTGGCCTCCAGGTCGCTTTCATTGACATGAAGTTCACGGGTGATTTGAAATCCGAGTTCAGCACTCCCAAGAAGAACTTGATTGGCTCCAAGCCCAAGGTTGAGTTTATGGTTGTGAGCGAGTTGAACACCAAGAAAGTTGTTGACAATGAAGCCCGTAGAGGCACTATCTTTGGGTTGGCGAGCAAGGAAAAGGCTTATTTCGTTGACCTACTGACCAAGTTATTCTTTAGCAAAGTATTCAAATGATAGCGACCCAGGTTATTGACGAGATATTCACTCGCTTGAATGCTTACAAGTTGGTGAGGCACACGGGCTTTGCTGAGTTATTACCCGATAGGGACGGCAAGGTCATCCCGGCCATTTACTGCAACAACGGCGATTACAAGCACGTTGTGGACGATTACGATTGGAGCGAGGGCATTGCCTACATCCGTTACAATGGAAGGGAGCGTGCAGAGGTTACGGACGAGAACAACTTTATTGGATGCCAGGACTTGCTCCGCATCGTTTATCCGTTGACCTTGGTGATTATCGGCAAGCGTAAGGGCAAGCGTCCTTACGAGGTCGCATCGCTCGTTCAGGGCAAGATTAGCGGTATGTACGAGGCTTTGGCTACGACTGTCGGTGCGGTGAGCATTGATGTCACCTCCATTACGGCCAATTACTCCATCAAGGAGAACCTTGACACCGAGTTTGAGGGAGCGAAGGTTGTGTGGGACACGGCCTTGTATATGATTGCCTTGGACTTGGAGGTGGAGGTGATTGGCGATGCGTCTTGCATAAATACCGAGGAGCCTTGCGATTACAACATTTTGGCCGTTGATAGCCAGGATGATTTTACTTACGATGGCTTTAATGTTTTAACCTATTGATATGGCACGCAAAAGAATTAGGGACTTAGATGCCCAAGCATCCATTACCAGCACGCTCAAGTTAGCGGTTGATGAGGCTTCGCTTACCGAGGCTAAGAGCATTGCTGTTTCGCAACTTGACGCAAGGTATTACACCAATAGCGAGCGAGGCTTTGCATCGGTAGCAACACCATCCGATAGAACCTTTGCAACCACAAACGGCACTTGGGTTCAGTTGCAAATCACAACAGGAAACAACATTCTGTCAGCCAGCAACTTTACAAGAACCGCTACTGCCATAGGCCCAGCGATAACGTACACGGGCGCTGTATCTGCTGCAATTCGGCTGAGTGCCAATTTCACTTTTTCAGGTTCAAATGGCGATTCTTATGAGTGGGCATTCTATAAGAATGGCTCAACCATTGGGTCATCGGAAACATCGGTTACGTTAAGCCACTCAAACGGCCATCAGGTTGTTTTGGAAACCTTTTTGATAGCCAACACCAACGATGCGTTCACGATTTTTGTTAGGTCGTTGAATGGCAACAACACGATAACCATCACGTCCATCAGTTTCAACGCCCACACCCTATGAGTCCTTTAGGTGGCGTAACTTTATTGGGCATTAACGCAATCGTTCAAAAAATAGGTTGATATGGCATTAGCACGGCTCACATCGTTTTCGTTCGGGGATAGGCTCTTGACCTTGAATTATAGTGGTTCAGAGGTCTATTATGTTCCCTATGCCCATTTGATATCCTTTGAGTACGACCCCACGACTTTAGACCCCAAGGTTTACATCTATTTGCACGGAACGCTTGACAATGTTTTGTCGGTATCTGAATCCGAACTCGTTGCCATTGGGAGCAGCATTAGTGCGTTCTTGGCCTCGTTGCAAGGCGTGATGGTGAATCAGCTCTTTTGGTTTGAGATATGGGCGAATTTCCTCGCTCGTGCTAAAGCCAATTCTGCGTTGACCCCCGAACTCGCAAGCACTTGCGGTCGGTATTTCCGATACGAATTGAATCCTCCCTTGGTACCTACGGCCACGGAGGATTATGCCGATTTCTGGTACTTCAATCAGCGGTGCGACAACGATAGTGCCACCGTGAAGGAGGCATCGGCCTATAATTGTTTGCTCACGAGGTTTTCAACCTTAAATCCGAATTAACGATGTCTGACCCATCTTTATTGAATATCCCTTACCGCTTCAAGGCGAGTAAGTTGTATAGCCAAATCCCCGATAGCGGTTTGGGGGACTTTGTTGTAAGCCGTTCTGCGAGTAATGCAGCAACAAGGGTTAATGCTCAAGGCTTCATTGAAGTCGTTTCCGATAATGTCCCTCGTCTTGATTATCCTTTGGGGGGAATTGCTAACGGATGTCCTGCGTTGCTCGTTGAGCCGAGTGCGCAGAACACCTGCTTGCAAAGTGAAACTTTCCAAAGTTGGGCGTTTACAAACGCAAGTGCAAGTTCGGGCAACGCAGCCATATCGCCAAGCAACACTCAAACCGCTGGGCTTTTTATACCTAACTCTGGCACAACAGGCCGAGGCGAAGTGGCTTGCGGGACATTAAGCAATGCAACCACTTATTCGTTTAGTTGCTTCATCAAGACCCCAACAAACTCACTCACATCCGTTTGGCTTTACACTTCGGATGGAGGCGGTGGAACGGGGGCTAATCGTTGGGGCGTTGAAATCAATTTGTCTAATTTCACCTTAACGGATTACATCCTTAATAATGGCTCTGTAACTTCCAAAGCGGTTGAGAATTACGGCAATGGCTGGTATCGGGTTCGTGTTACGGGTCAAGTAACAAGCGGAATAGGTGGTTCATCCGTTGCGGTCGTTCGTAAGTTAACCGCTGGAGCCGACACCAATGGAATCAATGGTGTTCTCGTATGGGGCGCACAATTTGAAACAGGCTCCATCGCAACCTCCTACATCCCCACAACCACCGCCGCCATAACCCGTGGCGCAGATTTAGTAAGCAAGACGGGCGTAAGTTCATTAATCGGGCAGACCGAGGGGACGATTTATGCGGAGGTCGTATTGAGCAGAGTAAACGCAAACCCATTGATTACAATTAGCGATGGAACCGACACAAATAGAATCCAAATAGCCTTTGCGTCTCCAACATCTTTAGTAGCCATAATAAGAATTACAACTTTAAATGTAAATTATACGGTTACAATCCCAACCATACCAGCAACGGGTGGCGTTTACAAAATGGCCTTAGGCTATAAAACGGATGATTATTGTTTTGCACTTAATGGCACAGCGTATGCAAACACGGCATCAAGAGGCGTTCCCGCTTGTAATAAAATCGGATTAGGGACATCCGCAACAGATGGGGCATTCTTAAACGACCGCATCCGTGCCTCCGCCATCTTCCCCACAAGGCTCACCAACGCTCAACTCCAGGCCCTCACAACCTAAGATATGTCCACTCCTTCTCTCCTAAACATCCCGTATGTCATAAAGGCGGGAACTCTTTACAGCCAAATCCCCGAAACAGGGGCAGGCGATTTTGCGGTTACTCGTGTCACCACGCCCACGCCTAATCGTTCCACGAGAATCAATGCCGATGGCTTTATTGAACTCGTGAACGACAATGTGCCGAGGTTGGATTATCCCCTTGGTGGAGCGGTGAATGGGTGTGCTGCGTTGTTGGTGGAGCCTGCTGCAACCAATAGCATTCGCAACAACTCAATGGTTGGAGCTTCTGCACCAAACACTCTTCCAACTAATTGGAGTAACGCTGGTTCAGGTCTCACAAGGCAAAGCGTTGTTACGGGGACTTTGAATGGGATTCCTTATGTAGATATAAGAATTTCGGGTACCGCAAACAATACGTTTCACGATGTCTTTTGGGATGCAAGCAACATTATTGCGGCATCGGTTGGTCAAAATTGGGTTGCAAGTTGCTATTTGCAAATAATTGCTCAACCTAATCCTCCCGTCAGTTATGCTCTTGCAATGAGGGAGTTTAATTCAGGCGGTGGTTTTTTGGGCGTTTTTACGGGTCCTGCTCTTTCTATATCAACAACTTCCTTCAATAGGTTTTCTTTCACAAGAGCTTTAAATCAGGCAACGGTCGCTTTTGTTCATCCGAGTTTGTTTCTTACTTTGGTCAACGGGCAAACCTACGACTTCACCATCCGCATTGGTTATCCACAGATGGAAATCGGCTCGGTGGCCACATCGGTCATCCCCACCACCACCCAAGCCATCACTCGTGGTGCGGATGTGATAACTAAGTCGGGCATCGCTTCGTTGATTGGGCAGACCGAAGGGACAATTTACGCAGAATTAGATTTTAGCAGAGCCATTGCG